TCTGCTGGTGCTGTAGTTGTTTCTGCTGGTTTAGCCGGTACTACTGCAGTAGACTTTACTACAGTGCCGCGTGAATTTTCGTCTTTAAGCGAATTTACAGCAGACTCAATTAAGTCACTAATTTGTTGGTCCGTAACCTGCAAATTAAGTTTAGATTTGTTTACATAATCAGCTAAGCGCTTAGTGGCAAGCTTCTTCTTGTCGCTTGGCAACAAATTGCGTTGTTGTTCAACTGCTAATACAACACGTTCAGCATAGCTTTCAAGCACTTGAATGCGCTTATTTGCTGTGTGTGCTTTTGTGAAGCGCAGTACTTGCACCGATAAAGGACTCAATAGTCCTACAATCAAAACAATGTCTGTTGCTGTAGTTACTAAGCTGTCAATTAATTGCGTATTCATATTTTTTTTATCCTCTCGTCCATTTTCTCGATTTTTTTTGTCAATTCGTCCATTTGGACTGTTAAACGAATTAACGCTTGATTTTGAATATCATGATTATCAAGTCGCTTTTTGCACTCTTCAAGAGCAATATTTTGCTGTTTGTTTTCTTCTTCAATTATTGTTAAGCGTTTTTCAGCATTAGCGACGCGGTTTTGAAAAAAAGTTGTAAAAGTCAGCAAAGCGGCTAAAGCGCTGATAATCATACTAATAATTTCTGGTTTGAACAAATCATAAATCCCCCGTATTAAAAGTAAGTTCCATCATAATCACTGCCCCAAAGTTGATCTGCATACTCTGTGTTATCAACTAAAGTATTGACTTGACCAGCTTTTATTGACTTGTTTAAATAAAAAAGTCCATAATTATCATCATACTTTTCCCAAACGATTTTGCCTGTACCAAAATCAGCAGCATTTGAAAAAGCTGGTAGCAATTGTACAAACGTTTTTTTATTAGGAAAATCGCTGACAAAACAGATTTTTTTTGCAAGCTCTTGCTGTACTAAAGTTAAGCCGTTGACATTAGTATTAAGAGTCAAGCGCGTCATAGTGCGTTGATCAACCCAATTTTTGGATTTTAAAGTTTCCAAAATTTGATTATTAGTATTATAATCGTCCGTTTGCGTAAAGTCGCCTTGTACAGCGATTTTACCACTGATTTCGTCGTCTGAAAAATCAACTAATGTAAATGTCAGTTCTTGACCGTCAACATTGACCTTGTTGATTAATTTATTACCGATTTTTAACATAATTTCACCCCCTTTCAAAATTAATACAAGTTATATGTTATCTGTGTCCTAAAATACCAGCCACGCTTAAAATAGCCGTATACTATGCCGTCATTTTGAATAAACACAGGACAGCCCTCTGACACTGTAGACCACCTTTGAAGCGAGAAATTGATTGCTTCTTTTTTTGGTCTAAAATTCTCAGGAATTTTGCCTAAATCAATACGTCCGTCACGATTGCTATTAAAATCAAAGTTAGCATAGACTACGTCGCCTTTTTTGATAAAGACAGCTTCTTTGATATCTGTAAATTTTTCAACCTGTTCTTGCGGTTGCGGTGCTGGCATTTCAGGCACTTTTACCATATCTAGAATATTTTTGCCGTTTAAGTAAAACCCACCAGTTGACTCAATGGATCCATCGGGTAAACTATTATCAGTGATTTTACCAACTGCAAAGCGCTTATGCTTATCATAGCTGTATACATAGTTATTGGCGATTAATAGATTAGTTGTCACTACTTGCGTGAGAAAGTTATCGCTTAGAGTTGCTTCAATCATGTAATTCTTAGCTTCGTCGAAACTTGCACTCATATTAGCGTCTGAATTGACTAGCTCGCTGATATCTGTCCAGCTTCCACCCGCTCCAGCGTCCTCGAGATAAGCGCTAGAACCAGAAACAGTATATTTAAATGACAATTTAACTGTATTATGCTGTTTGCCATTGATTGAAAGCGGTGCGATTGATATATTGCGCGTTATCGTTGCGGTTGTGTTTGTTTCACCGCTTCGTCTAGCACTAATATTTATCGCTGGCTGATGATATTCTAGTACGTGTATAGTCTTAATGACTGTGTCAGATTGCATACCTCTCGAGTCAGTTACATAAGCCTGCACCTCAAAAGTTCCCGCCGCGTCTAAAATCGCTGGTGTATCAGTCAGTGCCAAGCCGTCTTTAATCTGGCAAGTAAAGCTCCTGATTGTGCTTCCTCTGTAGCCCTCGGCTGTCTTAACACTTGCGGTAACTTGACTAAAGTTTTGCACAAAGTAATCTTTATCGAGCCCGCATGCTAACGCCTTAGAATTATTTTCTGTTAATTCAAATTCATGCAGAATAGGTTTCGCGCTCGCTGGAACACTTGCGGTTATTGTGCTTGTGCGAGTGCCAATTAGATTTCCGTTTAAAAACGTATCGCAATAAAATGTAATTTGAGCGTTTGGTCGCTCTGTTACGTGCTCTAAAAAATCGAGCGGTACAGTCCAGTTTTGATTGCCTGTTGTGTCCTTAACTATATAGCCTTCGTCATGGTCATAGCTGTATCTAATATCGTGTCTAAAATCTTGCGCATTTTGCGAAATGGCAAACTGGATATTATCACCGAAAAAGCAATCATGCGCTAGTATATTATCAGGTCGCGGGATATCGAGTAACTTCAATCCGCCCGTGACTTGAGCTTCGTTATAGCGTTTATCATCTAATGAGATTTTGAAAGAATATCCAATTGTTTTAGTTCCATCGTCATCGTGGCCAATCACATACTCGCGAGCAAAGACTAATACAGAGTTTGAACGCTTGATTTCCACAGGCGCTTTTTCGATTGCACCGCCACCGTTAATATTAATCGTCATCGTTGCGCCAGTTACAACTGGCTGAACGCCTGCATTAGTATTAATAACTGCAGTCAGTCGCACTGTCGACGTGTTGTTTGCAATATCTTGCGATATTTCCACGCAGTCGACCGAAAGACTAGCGTATTTGCCTAGCGGATAACCGCCAAAGAAAACCCAACTATTAGCCATCTAAGCCCCCCCTACAAATACAACTGCGTTCTTGCCGTTGTCATTTTTATATTCCATTTCCATGAAATTTCCAATCTGCAAAGTCTGTGTGAACATACCGTTTGCAATATGTATCATACCTCGAGATATGTACATGACCTCTTGACCTGCCGAGTACATGGAAATTCTGTCATTGCTGAAGCGCGCGCTTGCTGTCCCGTCGTTCTTAGCAATGATTAGTCCATCCTCGCTAGCGCTAATGTAGTCAGTTAGAAAGTTAAATCTTGCTTGCGTGTCTTTCAAATCTTTCTGTACAGAGATAACGCGATTAGAAGCGTCTACTAGTTGCCTTTGCGATTGTCTGCGACTTTCAGCGTCTGATTTTACATACGCATTATACGCATTAATCCAATCCTGGACAGTAGCTAGACTTGCTTTTGCCTGCAGTTCTTGCTGTGCGACTGATTGCGCGTCTGCGATTTGCTGTATACGCTGTTTATTAGTTTCGTCTGCTAAGCCTAAATCTTGCAGTTTATCAAGTGTCTTTTTGCTGTCTAGCGCTATCCACTTGTAATCAGTGGGATTTTGTGACTGTATATCATCAGCGCTTGAGTAAGTGCCTAGATAACGTTTTGTGTTATCAGTCAAGCTAAAGCCATTTCCATCAATATCATCAGCATAAGCAACATAAAAGTGAGATGATTGCCCGTCTTTTATTTTTGCGAGTGACACGTAAGTACGCGTTTTAATCTCATCATCTACTATTAGTTGGCACTCTACATTAGCTGTGCTATCAAAATCTGTGTACTTAATCATCTGTGTTGGCAAATTGCCAATTTCTTCATTGTTTAACAGCCACTTGTAAGACCCGCGCACAACTTGATTATTACGTGTAGCGTTAGCAGTTAATACGGCAGAGCCATTTTCTTTAAGCAGTAGACTGCTATCGGTGCTTACGTTTAACACGTAAGGCGCATTATTACGTGCAATCTCTTTTGATTTTTCGAGCAGTGTAGTTGTTATTGTCTTATTTCGATTGGTTACATTGACCACAACAACCGTGATTGTTGTTGGATTGGTTATGCTCTTTTCGAGTTCCGAGATGGTCAGAGACCAAATCCCGCCACTGGAAAATACATCAGATACATCAACACGTATTCTGTCGCCCGTTTTGAGTGTTTTAGTTTTATCAGTAATGGCAAGCGTCAAAGTCAGTGTTATAACTGGATAAGCATGTTGTTTCAAGAACCTGTGCGCATATGCCAGCAAATCCGCTTCTGTTTGATACTCGGTAGTTCCAACATAGCTAGTCCAATCATCTTGTCCTGTAGTGTTTAGAGCGTACTTATTCTTGGCAAGAGGCGCGTCGACTGCGTTAGATCCTTTGCGAGTATAAAACTCGACGACTCCGTCAGAATTTTTCCATTCTTGCTCTTGGTTAGTTAAATCAAAAGGCGTTTCTTTCTCTTCTTTTGATTTTGGATCCGTCGACTTTTTAACCCCGCTTAAAAAAACACGATTGTACATTTCGTCTTTGGAAGTTGTATATTCTATGTCTTTGAAATCTTCCTTTGTAAATAAAATGTCTTCTCTATATGTACCCCTATAGCCCTCTTTGAGACTGTCATAAATATTAATGATTAATGTATTGTCTTTGTCTGTCTTCAACTCAAATTCACAGTCAAACTCACTTGCGACTGTTTGCAATCTGGAGATTTTAGTTCCTGTGTCCTCGAAACTAATAGTCCTGCGCCTGTCTTTAATCTCATTGATATTTATGCGGTTCTTAACGCCCTTAAGAGTCAGCAGGTTCCAAATGTAGTTGTCTACAGGCACGCTATTTGTGTTTATCCATGGAGCATTAACTTCACTTAAGACCTCGAGCGATAAGTTGTTACATGAGACTTTAATCTCTGTTAAAGTCTCAGAATAATCATATATGTAAAATTTTTGATATTGACCGTTAACCATAGCTTCAAAACGGCTTGCGTCGCTTATCAGTTCTATACCATCAACCAGTTTCCCGTTTTTTAATTTTGGAATAGTAAAATCAAAAGTAACTGCGTTAGTCTTGAGATACTCATGATATGTATCATCTTTAAACGTGAGTCCGTTTGTAGCTTCGCTATCGATTAACGCTATACATGTATTTGTGTTGTCTAATAGTTTAATTATCATATGTACGCTCGTTCTCTGTACTCAATGCTAATTTCTGGGTCTTTGTTTATCCACTCGCTAAAACTTAAATCTAACGTTTTTGTGTCTTTATCAAAATAGATAAAGCTAGAGCCGTCTGCGACATCTGAAATTGATTTAATGCCATCAATCTCAACATCTCTAGTCGTGTTGTCTAGCGTGACTGTAGAATTTGCGCTGAAAAAATTCTTGCGGGCACTTAGTAGCTCTGCGTCTGAACGCTGAAATTGAAGCGCTGAAACATAAGCATGAGTAACCATTTCTTGATTGCCATAAGACTCTATTATCAAGTGGAGTTTAGTAGCTCTACGACCTGCAAATTCTGGCACGTTGAAACGCACCCAGCCGCCAAACCAATAAAAACCTATGTTGTTCCCCTCACGTCTGATTTCGGACCACCCGCGAGGCGCATTAAATTGATTTTCGTTATCTCGGTCAGATGGCTTGAAATAGCGTAAATCTAACAAGAAATAAGTTCCGTCAGGTTTAGAGCCGATAAACTTATAAGGTGTTACAAAGTTACGCGAGTTCTTAAGCGTTTCTACTCCGTATAGTAGTTCCCCGTTTTGGTCAGAAAACAGGAGCTTAACAGCTCCCATCTGGTTTAAACGCCCAGCCCAGAATGTTTCACGCCACCAGAAACGTTCTGACTTAGTATTTGCGTCGTCGCCCAAATCGAATGTAGCACTAGCGCGACCAGAACCGTTTAAGTAAATGTTCTTGCGTCCAAACTGGTCGTTAATTGCCAAATTACCATTATAAGTCGCTTCATTTGGAAGCGTGTTGATTGCAACATTCTTAGCTGCGTTATTAAACGCAGTAACTAACGCGTCATCAGTGCGATCGTCTAGGATTGTATTAATACGATTGTCATACGCCTTCTCGTTTCCGATTGCAAAAACTGACTTGTCAGTCGCTAAGCCTAGATAGCCATTTTCATCTATGTTTTTTATCTTAATCACTGGCTCTGTTTTAGCCTGCGGTGCTTTTTTTAACTCTACTGTGTAGTGATTATCTTTTTTAGTAATCGTTCCATAATCACTTTCGTGACCGTATTCTATTTTCTTGATGTCTGAACTATATGCTCTAGCGTCGTCAAATGTAAAGGTTACAGTACCATTTCCTACAGGTGCTGACTCTTCAAGCGATATTGTGGGAGAAAATGCAGAATTAGCACGGCCTAACCAATACCAGGTAAGATTATCGCCAAATTGTATTTTTTGAGTCTTTTTAGAAAAGACTAGCCTATTGATTTTTATTGTCGCTTCTGTAATAAAGTCAATAGATCCATACAAAACGATAGTAACAACTCTTGAACTGCTTCCTATCGTTTCATAAATCAGCCTCTGCCCATCTGAAAATGGTGAAGTATCATCATAATTAACATTTGCTTCTATAGAACTAAAAACTGGTAGATTAGTAATTCTAATCTCACCAGTTAAGTCCGCTAGATAATCAGATAATTTGATATCATCAATGATAATATCAACCCCGACATATTTTACCAATTAATCACCTTCTTTCTAAATAAGACCATTAAGTAACTGTTCACGTTTTGAATAATCATTATTTGCTTTAGTAGAATATTTCGCTAAAGCCTCTGCAAAGCTCTTGCCATCAAGATTTACATCAGCAACTACAGATTTAGATTGACCAGCAACTAAAGCAGCTAATAATGAAACCATGTTATCTACTTTCTTAAGTAATTTATCTATCTTGTTATCATTATTATCATCATCAGTTTTTTTGCGTTTAATCTTATCAGGATCATCATCAGTAAATTCACTGACAATGTCTTTAACTAATTTCCAACCTCGATTGCGCTTAGCTTTATCTGTTGGGATAATATACTCTGCCATACCACCTTCTGCCAGTGGATAAAGACCTTCTTTAGAAACCTTACCGCCATTAACATAACCATATGCTGCAACCCTATTAAACGCTGCGTCATCTGTTCCGTAACGGTGTTTAATGTAATTAATTGCGGCTAACAGGTTATCATAGCCATTCCTAATATTGTGATGACCGCTATGCGCGTATGCGTCAAATGTTGGCTGGATAGTCTGCATAAGCCCAATTGATGGGTGCCCTGCTGCCGCATTACTGTCCCAGTTATTTTGCACATTTGGATCACCATTACTTTCCCGCTGGATAGTCGATAAGATTTTACTTACGCGGAAAGCTGTTGGGTCAATGCCGTTAGCTTTCAGAGCTTTAACGACACTAGAGCGCCAGCGTTCAACACCAGAGCCTTGGACGTTGTCTTCTCCGCCAGACTCAGGGTCTGCTAAGTGCTCTTTAATCCAGTCAAACATTTTACCAACTTGACCTTTGATAAGCTTTCTTAACGGACTGTCAGCTTTAACATCTGCTTTAGCCCCGCCGTCTTTGCTGTCGCTTCCGCTCTTAACCCCGAAATCGAGATATGTAGAAGCAGAGGAAATAGGTCTGTTGTTGTATTGATGGTATTGTCCATTTCCCATCCAGTTATATTCTTCTCCGTCCATAGTATCGCCATGAGTAGCAGTAACGAAACTAACGTGATTTGAGCTAACTGGTCCGCCCGTATAGACTGCAACCGTTCCCGGTTTTGGCCTGCTTAGGTGCGGTACTCTAGCAGCGCCCCATTGATTACCATTTCCTAGATGGCTAAACAATCCGGGGTTAACGCCTAGATTTGCTAGGCGTGAAGCGACAAAGGAAACACACTCACGGAAGAAGTAGCCCCATGGATCAGCCCCTGCGTCTTTAGCTTTGTCTTTGAAACGGTAGTCATCACCTTTAGCACCCATAGCCACACTAGACCCTGCTTCTTCCATAGCCTCTTTAGCCATGGTCCACATTGTCGACCAGTGCTTTTCACCTGGGTCAAATACCTTTTTGACCATGCCATTGATGATGGTACTAAAGCTTCCGGCCAAGCCTTTAACTGACTTAGGAATTTCCTTGTCAATGCCAGAGCCAGAAGAAGCTTTTTCAATAAATTCTTTAGCCTTTTTCTTCGCGTCGCTGTCTTCGTCTTGCTTAATTGTCTTTCCGAACCATGGATAAGAACCATGTTTGATAGCCTCGACCAGACTTGGGAAGAAACCAGTACCAGAAGCGTATGGCATGGCTTGACCAAACAGCTCCGCGGTCTCTTTTGCGTTTAAGACTTCTGCTCCCGCTGGTAAGATAGTCTTGAAATTGCGCTCTTTTGGAACAAACGCTTTTCCATCTGGCATAATAACTAGTTCACGGTTATCCGTTTCAGGGCTATCGTTACCGTCATTAAGCATTGCGTATGTAGGTTTATTAATTGGTCGTCTGAAGTTGCTAAAGAAACCAGTACCGCTAGCAAACTTGGCAGGACTAATGGTTTTGATTGCGTTTTTGCTTCCGCCAAAACTTGAAATCAAGCTATTGATTGAGTTAACCCCTTGATTGAGTACATCAATCATGCTGTTAATCCCGCGACCTGTAGATTTCTTCATACTCTTCCAAAAATTGGAGTAATTAGAAGAAACGTTATCAAAAGTAGACTTGAAATTACTCTTGATTTGATTATTGCTATTAAAAATAGCATTTTTAATCGTCTTACCGAAAATGCTATCAGTACTTGATTGCATGTTTCGTAAGCGATTGACTACATGGTTAGCAATCCTGTTCCAAGTCGCTTCAAAATCTTTTTGGATACGGTTCAGTAAACCGTCTGTGGTTTTTTGAAGCCTGCCAGTATTTTTTTCAAGCGTCTTATACCATTTACCGCCTGAATTAACCAGCTTTTGGATTTTGGAAATACTGGCTTTTGTTTGCTTAAACGCTCCGTCTGTTTTGGTTTTTGCAGTTTTAGCAAACGCGTCAAAGATTTTCTTGTAATTCTTATCAAATGATTTCAGTTGTCTATCAACAGACTTCATCACTTTATTGATTGCGCGTTGGCCTGCTTTGACTTGCTTCTCTGCGTTTTTAAATGCCTTCTGTGCATTTTTTGGTAAGTCTGCAAAAGTCTTTTTACTTGATTTTTGCAAAGTCTGAAGTTGCTTTTGCGTGTTCTTAATCATCTTCTGGATATCTTTTTGCGTTTGTTTAGACATCTTAGAAGTTTGTTTTTTAGCTTCTTTTTGCGAACCCCCAAAAGCTTTTGAGACCAGCTTTTGCATACCGCTGAAGCCTTTGCCGACCGTTTTACCGACTCCCCCTGCAAATTTACCAACACCTTTTAAGGCACCGCTAACAAAACCGCCAATAGACTTGCCAGCTTTTGCAGCCATACTTGCCGCGTCTTTAATAACTCCTGCACTAAATTTGCCAAAGGATCCAAGCGCTTTGCCTGCACCTTTGATTAATCCGCCTAAGCCATGCTTATTAAAACCATCTAGCGCAGAAAGTGCGATTTTAAAAGGCAGGACAACTAAAGCGCCAATTAGTTTGAGAGGTGCAAATGCAACTTGTAGTGTTTTACTAATTAAGCCTGTTTCTTTATTGAACTTAACTACAGAAGAAATCGCTCCGCCAACTGCTTTGCCAACATTACCAATGAAATCAACAACTGGTTTGAAGAACTCTGCTATGCCTTTAGCAGTTTTATTGACCCAATCTCTGAATTTTTTGTTTTTCTTGTAAAGAACAGTCAAAGCCACACCTACAGTGGTTATTGCTGTTAATGCTATTCCAAAAGGATTAGTATTCATTGCGAGTTTAATTGCGTTAAATGCTGTTGGAATACGATACAAACCTCTTACTAGCGCACCTATTCCTGATACAACTTTAGTTCCAACAAAGTAACTAGCAAAAATTACTCCAATTGTTTTTATTGCTTCTTTGTGACTAGCAACTTCTTTCATGCCGTCTGACAAAGTTTTTATTGGCTTTTGTGCACTTTTAGAGTGTTTAAAGATAGCATTAAAGCCATCACTAATGCCGTTGATTACTGTTTTAGCAGTATCCCAAACACCTTCACCAAAAGCTTTTGCAATACTTATAACACTAGAGCTTATTCCGCCAATTTCTTTGCGATTTTTAAGTAAATATTCAAAAACATTACTTACAACCTCTAAACCTTTAGCGCTGATTTTACCAAGTGAAGTTCCTAATCTGTCAAAGATTTGAGGGTCAAATTGTTGTGTCAATTTACCTAAAGACTTTTGAGCAGTTTCGAAAATTGGAGTAGCAAAAGATTTTTCTAAACCTTGCCAACTCTTCTTTAGATAATCAACAATCCCGCGAGTACTAGTTTTGTATTCTTGACCACTTGCAAGGAAACGTTTTGAGTTATTACTCATAAGTTCGTTGAACTTATCGGAAGTTATTTTTCCGTCTTCAACCATTTTTTTGAAGTTTTCGGTTGTTGTGCCGGCCATTTTAGCAAATGCAGAAGTTACTCCAGGAGTTGATTTCTCCATCTTAGCCAATACACCAGCTGATAATTTTCCGGCTGAATATATTTTTGTAAAACTTCCAGATAAATTATTTGCTTGTTCATCATTAAGTTTTAGATCATTAGCAAGAACTCCGAAACCTTTAACAATCGCTTGTGTTTTACTTGCGCTTCCTGTCATTGACATAAAGCGTTCAGTTAAGCTTTTTGCAGTTGCCCCAGATAAAGCAGTATTCATCTTGAGGTCGCCCATAGCATAACTCAAAATAGAGATTTGTTGCTTAGTATAGCCAAGAGCAGTCAATCTCTCTTTTGTTTCATTACTCGCTTTAGCTAATTCAAATCCCTTAGTAGCAACATCTTTTATTTTGTTCCCAATATTTGAAATTCCATTAGCGATAATGTTACCTTTAACAAAATCCCAAGTTCTTGAATTAATTTTACTTGTCTTTTTTAATTCATCATTTGTTTCACTAATTTTCTTCTTGAGTCTTCCAAAAAGGCTTGGATCTGTTTGCTTTAGCTCTTTATTAAAACTATTAGCGTCTTTTTTTGCATTAGCTAAACTTGTTGCTGTGGCATTTACACGTTTTTGTTGAGTATGGAAAGCTTCGGATGTTTCTCCGCTGGCCTTTCGTATTTTCTCTAGCTCTTGAACCTGTTTGGTATATTGAGTGTTTAAACTTTCAATGTTTTCTTTAGATTGTCTATACTGTTCTTTTAAAGCACTTCTTTCTTTTCCCTCAGCTGTCAAACGCTGTACTAAACTTTGGGACAATTCATTGTTTTTTCTATACTCAGATTGTAAATCAGCTAAGCCAGATTTTTGATAATCCATGCTTTCTTTAGCTTTTCTTTGCTGAGCTTCTAAACTAGCGAGCTTTGCTGTTGCTTGATTAATTTGATTTTCGTACTTTAAATACTTCTCACTATTAACTTGAGTGCCTTTGCCTAGTTCTTCCTGTTCTCTTTTTAAAGCTTCAATTTTCGATTTTTGAGCTTCAATAGAACGTCCTAAACCCTCATATTTCGCTTCTGCTGCTTGGAGATAGTTGCCAGACTCTCTTAATTGAGCTTCTTGCGCTCTCCATGCGCTGGTCATTGAACTAACAGCTTGAGTAAGTCCTCGGATAGATGACTGAGCTTCTACTGTATCAAGAGCAATTTTAGTACTCATTACATTTGATATTGTAGCCATTCTTCTCCTTTCTATCCTAACGTTGTTGGATCAACTGGCATATCTTCTTCACTCTTCGCTTGCATGATTTCAACAAGTTCATAAAAATCGGTCTCCATAAAATCATTGACCGACCAATGAAACTCTTGAATTGCTTGACGAGCAAAGCGCTTCATGTCTTCTACTTTTCGTTCCATTTCAAAGACTTGTTCATGCCAATTTATTTGCTTTCTAAACCCTCATTTTGTTCTTTCTCCTGTCTTTCTTTAAGCTTCTTATAATCTTCTTCTGAAAGTCCGTAAAGGCGGAAATAAACAAAATCTGATAATTTAAATAATTCTTTGTCGTCATACTGTTCTTCCAAAATTTTCTTTTGTTCTTCGTCTAGTCCAAAAATCTTAGTCAAACAATCGATTGTTTTTTGAGTTAAATTTATTGTTGTTTCAAATTGTAAGATTGCATTTTCTGGTTCTTCTTCCAATTTTGCATTCTCTTTAGCAATTTCTAACTGCAACTTATTAATATCCATCACGTTACGATTGCTAGCTAAAATATTAAACTGTTTTTTGAACAACTTTGGTTCTTTAATTTTAATAATTCTCATTTTTTAACTTCTCCAAAAGTAAAAGCCCCAAAATATATTTTTTGAGGCAATTATTCTAATTATTGATGCGCTTCTTCCGTACCACCAACAGCGTGAGGTTGAGGCGTTGCACCACCAGCTGTATATCCAGGGAATACAATTTCCATCATAGCATTTTTATCAAATTTACTATCATAAGTAATAAATTTTTTGTATGTTGGTGCAACATCATTTTCTTTGTTTTTAAAACGGTCACAACCATTAGCAGCATATGTAAGATTATCAATAGCGCGATTTTGAATTGTATCCGTGTTTGACTCGTTATTACGAGTTGTTTCTTGCACCATACCATCTCCAAATCCAAAAAACACAGAATTTGAATAGTCTATTGTAGGACTTTCTAAAAGCAATACTACAATAGGCTTTTCACCACTAACAACATAACCGCCTTTACCGTCGCTAACTTCTCCTAAAAGTTTCGCTTTAATAATTTCATTAAAATTATTAATTGCTAAAGCTATTTGAGTAGGTGCTGGATTACTATAAGACTGTTGAACCTTATTATTACCAGCAATTTTTACAATAGAGCCTTCAAGACCAGTAATATTTGCTGTTTTAGTACCTAAAAATTCATCACCAATTTCTAAAATACCTGACTCTGATAAGCCATTTTCTCCTTTAATTAATTTTTTAGTTTTACGGTCTAAAAGACCAAATGTAACCATTTTTAAACCAACTGTTGACATTTTTTTTAAAAATCCTTTCGTTTTTTTAGATAAATGACCCAAGTTAATTGTTCTGTGTCTGGATCATAAGTTTTTGCTTTAATCTCTGTTATATTCCAATGAGCTTCAAAAAAAGCCTTTAAAATCTTCTTTTCAAAATCAGAAAGATTGTAACTTATTTTCAGCTTATGGAAAATTTGTAATTCTATTAAATCTTCTCGTGAATAAAAAATATTATTACCAAAATCAGAAAGAGCAGTGCTTACATCTGTAATTAAAGCAACTGTCTTATCGGTGTTTTCTTGAATTTCTCTTGGCAAATTGACTGTATAAACAGCATCTAAACCATCAACGGATAAATTCTCTAAAAGTTTTTTTGCTTCAATTATTGATTGCATTACTTCTCCTTTCAATTATTTGGTCATAAATTTCTTTTTCTGCCTTAAAGACTTTTTGTTTAACTTCATCTGAATTTTGTAGATTTGTAACAAAATGATCAGCTTTTATTTTTTTAGTACCGTCATTTAACCACATAGCTTTTAATGCGTGAATACCTTTAAAACCAACTAAAGCAGTACCGTTTTCTCCTTTTTTAACGATAACATTATCAGCCATATGTCCCTCTTTGGGATTTTCACTATCTGAATAGTGAAGTCGCTTTGTTGTTTCTGCAAGCTCTTTTTGAAAGACTTTAGCTCCTTCATTAGTGATTTTTTCTTTTTCAGAAAGACTCAAGTCACTAATGTTCTGAACAGTATTAAGCCAATTATTAATTTCTTTTTCAAAATCCATATCACTTAACCTTTTTGTTCTTTCGTATAGTCAATGTATCGTAACGATTAACAGCTAAGCTTGTATCACTTGATACAGACACAATATCATAGATAATTCCTGCCATTTTACATTTGATAGAGTCATTCACTTTTGCATTATGTCTAATAATAATCGTTATTGTATCAAGCATTCCAGCTTGTTGAGCTTGATAAGTTTGATATAAGGAACGTGTATTTACTTTAGCATGACAATTAAACTGGCCAATAAATTCTTGATAGTTAATTCCAGTGTTCTCATCTAAAACACTTTTAACTGTTCCAAATTCAACTTTCTGATTAAATTGCGCAGGTGAAATAACTTTACCCATTAGTTTCACCTTCTTCTAAAAACAAAGCATATTTTCCTCTTAGCTGACCAATGATACTGTTTAAAGTTAAATCTACAGAATAGTTCTGAGTGTCAGCTAAAGAAATTCTATAAGTGTAATAACTGCCAGCTAATGAGATAATCGCCACATTTAATAAAGATGTAATTTCTTCTCGAGCATAAAATTTATCTGACTTGTCCTCGCCAATTGCATTTTTTATAAATATTTCCGCAGCTTTTATATATGCAGAAATCAAGCTGTCATCATCATCACCGTCAAGATTTAACGCTTTTTTTACATCATCTTTAGTAACACTCATAATTTACTCCTATTCTGAATTAAGCTTGTGCTCCTGTTTTGAGATTTGCTTGTTGGTCTACAATTGTCTTAAATGAAGCGGCCACAAATGACTCGCTATCTGTGCTTTCTACATCAAAGCGGTCGATAACTCGTAACTTGGTTTGGTCTAAACCAAATGCGTTACCAGCAACACTAGAAGCTTCAATTGACATATTTTCACGGTCAAATAGTGTTACTGCCTGTCTCAAATCACCAAAATATAATGGGTGAGAACCTGCATTATCAGCCAACCAACGGTCTGCAATTTCAACAACTGGTTTTCCTTCGATTACATATTTTTCTGGTTGTGATGGGTCTCTTTGTAATAAATAGTCTCCCATTGCATTTTTAACTTTAGCAAGAACAGCTAATCCAGAAGTATTTGTCATAAAGAAAGAAGTAGAGCGAATAGCAGGATCCACACCTGTCAAAGCAAGATCTTTTACATCATCAAACTTAGCGATTGTCGGTTTCTTTGGAAGTGCTGCGATTTTATCTAAAATAGCCTTGTTACGAGTAACAACAACTTTTTTAGCTACCCATGAAGTGAGCCAAGCTAAAATATTTTCCGCTGTATCTTTAAGTAAACTATTAGTTGCTGTTAGCATTCCTGCATGACGTTTAATAACATATTTAACAAGAGATAATTTAGGTGCGTCAACATCTGAAATTTCAGTGTTTTCATCTTCAAGATTTGCAAGAGGTGTAATATCTGACCACTTTTCATAAACACGAGAACCAGAAGCAGTAGTTACTGACTCAACAGTTACATACCCTTGCAGTGAATTGTATTGACGAACTAAAGCATGAATTGCTGTTTGAATATCTTTTGGAATTGTAAGACCAGCATTAGTGCCATCATCTTCCTTAGAACCAACAGCAGCGTTACGATAAGTTCCGTTTAAAAGATTTTTAAAGTCTTTAATAAAACTATCTTTAACAGCTTCTTCTTTATTTGATAAAGGTTTTACGTCCTTTTCGTCCATTGCAACAACTGCTTGTGCGCGTGCTTCTGTCAATTGTTCTTTCAGCGCATCACGACGTACTTTAGCGTTATCACGCTGATTTTTAAGTTTTTCAAACGCTTCTGCTGAAAAGTTATCATCATTCAAAGCGTTATTGATTTGCTCGTTAAAATCTTCTACCTTGTGTCCAGCTTCAACCCACAGAGCATTTAAAGTGTTAACATCCATTGGTTTTCCCATTAATTTTTCTCCTTTTTTCCTAATAAAATAGCCAGTTTGTGTTCTCTTAATGAGTTCTTAAACTGACTTGATTGTTTATTTAATTTTTCTTTTGCAATCAAATTTCTAAATTTATTGATTGCTGCCTTGCTTGGTAAAACGTGCATAGCATTTTCAAATGTTGGTTCATCATCTGACTCATCAAACATAATTTCATCTGCAAAGCCTTTGTCAACTGCCACTTTTGCATTCATCCAAGTTTCATTTGACATAAGTTGTAAAATATCCGTTTGTTTCATACCTGTCTTGAGTTCATAAGCCATGGCAATTGACTCATCAATACCATTTAATACATCTGACTCATGTTCTAAGTCATCTGAATTGCCATAGGTAGTGACAGAAGCCTTATGGATCATCATTTGACTTGTTGGTGACATTCTAACTGTATTACCAGCCATAGCGATTACTGATGCTGCGCTTGCTGCTAAACCTTGAATATTAACAACAATATTTTTTTCACTGTCTTTTAGCATAGTGTAAATTTCACTTGCTGCAAAAACATCACCGCCGTTAGAAGCTATGTTTAATGTGATTTCATCATCTTCATCATTTGCAATAGCTTGTTGAATTTTACCTGGATATGTGCTGGACATTCCAAACCATTCATAAAATTCACCAACATCATTTGAAACAACATCTCCTTTAATGTCAATCTGTCCCATTGTCCTCACCCCCTTTCATTGCATGATTAGGATTAGAAGACTCTGGTAAATTTTGCGGTAAAATTTCCGCTTGTTGAAGCATATACAATCCTTGATTTTGAGCAACTGTCCCGTTTTTAACAAGTTCATTAATGCGTTTAATATATGTTGAACCTGTTGGATCAACCGCTGGGAATAAATCTGTGTCGATATCATCACCAAGCTTGTAAGTTAATTCACTGACAAATGGGCGTATATACCGACTAACTGCGTTTGCGTACATTCCTGATATCATTTCAATTGATGATTGCTGGTCTCCTTGACCGCCCAAATAACTATCAGGAATACCGTAAACTTTAGCGAACTGTTTACTTGTCCAATCAGTTTGACTAAGTAACTGTGCTATATTTGATTTTATTTCAAGCGGCGTAAAGTCTTCCAAATCATCAAGGACTAAAGGTCCGCCCTGCATTTGTCGCATAGCTTCTCTAGACCGTGACATTTTTGTTTTTTCATCTAGCAAGCCACCGCCTTTAACTTTCAAAATACCATTAGCATTTAAAGCATTTTTGAGCGCACTTAAGGTTAATCTATCACTAGCTTTTTGAATATTGATTTCGCGATTTAACGCATCAAGCGGACTTACTCCAGTCTTTCCGCCGTCAACTGATAACAACCTGAAATGTAAAACATCACTTTGCGGTACATAAAGTTTTGTTGCAATTTTTGGATCTTCGAATGAAATATTATAATAGAGTCCATTTTCATACTCAAAACGATTAACTGTAACTTGTGATGGCCTGATAAATTCCCATTTAATATCGCGTCCATTTTCATTGCGCCAACGATAAGCAAACGCTTCTCCACTTAACAGCAGTTGAGCAAAAATGGATTGGTAAAAACCATGTCTACTCGCATTTGTGCTCGGATTATCTAAAATGCCTTGCGTCTGCTTTTTCTTAGCAGTCAATTTAACTGTTGCCAAGTCACTAGACAACTGATTAATAACAGTAAACAAATCAGAATTTTGTAAAGCTATTTTTGCTGATACCCACTCAAAAGAATTTAAATTAGTTTGTAAAAAATCATAATCTTCTATGCTAAAAAGTTGTTGTTTAGGTGGACTCTCTGTTGATTGATTTATAAAATTAAATACTGGCAAATAACTTCACCCCCTCTCTAACCATCATTGCTGTGAGCGATTATTTCAGACAATAAACCAATTAAAATAAATGTGATGGTTAAACAAATACCAAACGCCAACCAACCAACAAAATACATTGTCACATTGATTGTTATTGCAGCAGATAAAAACATAATTACATCAAAAAAAGCCCATAATAGGCTAAAAAAACGTTTAAAAATTATCATAATCATAAAAATCTTTCTCTAAAAGCCCACTTTTTGGGTTATTAAACCAATCTAAAACAGCTTGTTGACTCATGTGTTCAACTTGATAAGTTTTATCATTTGCTAATCCATAATCTTCATAGTGATACATAGCTTGATACATTCCATCAATTAAAGCGTCAACAACATCAACCTTTAAAGTTGATTTCATTTTATCAATTTGTATACCAATATTATCTTCTTTGATAACTGCATTAATTAATGATTTTTCCATAATCTTGTCATCTAAACGAGTAACAGAACCTTCAACAAATACTTTTTGCAAAAATTTAGTTGGATCTTTTAACTCGCTTGTTCTTTGTCTAATTGGCATAAGCGGAAAACTCGTGTTTAACTCAAGAGCTTTAATAACCTTTGTTACACCCATTGCGTCATAGCCAAAAAAGACAACATCAAGCTGATGTTCTTCAACATAATTCACAATCCATTCATAAACTTCGTCTTCATTAATCAGCCCTTGGGGGTGGCTAGTAATTGTACAATAGCCCTGCTTTTCTAACTCTCGATAATTTAAACCATCTTGTTTTTCTTTTGCTTCAATGCTGCCAGCTGTTTTCCAAGGGATAAAACTATGCTGTTCTATATGCCATTTCTTCTCGTTACTATATGGATAAACAAATGCTATAGCTGTATTATCACTAAACAATGAATAGTCAACACCAATATACACGCGCCGATTATCTATCGAAAAATCGTCTATAATTGCTTTCTCTATATCTTCTAAATCCAAGAAACTATTAGAGTCAGCATTCAACCAACAATTCATATTCTTGACTTGGAAATCCGCTAATTTCCCCATCAGCATTTTTTTATCACGCTCTGAAATTAAGCCTTTCATTAGATTGTCTTTCAATTTTGGGTGATTTAAAAGCGGATTGCTTTTAGCCCACGTTTCAGGTTTGAATGTTTCCTCTAAACTATCTTGAGACCAAATCAAGCAAAGTTGATCATCTCCTGCACGGTCGAAATCTCGTTCCATAATTTCAATTAACTTTTTTTGTTCTTGATGAAATGGAACATTTGGTGTCTGATAAGCTGTAGAAATTTCCATAAATCTGGATCCTTTGGTATTAACTTGTCCAGAAGTGATTTTTGAAATACCTTCATCAGTTTTAAGTTCTCCAACCTCATCTGCAATAGCAAATTTAAAATGTTTACTATCAAACTTCCCAGACTCAAAAGATATAGTCTGAATACTATTACTATCTACAGTAGCTTTAATTTCTCGTGAATATAACTGTAATCCCGTTTCATCAGCTAAAGACTTAAAAGGTTCTTTTTCAATAATGCTAGCCATCATTGATTTGACATATGTGAAAAGCTTCATAGTTTGTTCAAAATTCAATGAACTTACTAAGTAATCTTGATTGCTTAATCCAATAGTTTCGATTAAAAATGAGTAATCAAGATTAATACCAGCAATCATTGTCTTCCCCTGTGCTCTAGCCATAGAAAGAACAATATTCACAAATCTAGGCAGTGCTTCTAAATCAAGCCAAGCGAAAATCTGACTAAAGATAAACAATTGCCAATCCATAGGAATTAATGGCTCGTTTAGATTATCAACATTAGGAACTAGTGATAAAAATTTCAAAAACTTATTGAATTCTTTAATCGAATAAACATAAGGAAAATCTTTTTGTCCTTGTCTTTGCAAGTCTCTGAGATGACGAAAGCAAGATAATTTAGTAAAATAGCAAGTTATTATTTTTTCATCTAGCACATCAAAACAATATTTCGTACCAGCGTCCTTATATTTTTCTCTGATAAAAGAAAAATCGATACTTTTATAAGCACCGATTACATCTTTTGTTTTCGTTAAATCAATCTTTACTATATTTCATCACCTGCCTTTCCCACAAGAAAAGTTATTTTCCCAAAAAATGTTTCATCAATTCTGCTGTTGAAACCTTATTTTTATCTTTGTCAGCAACAGCCAACAATTCCGCTCTTCCTTTTGGAGTCAACCCTAACTGAATAGCGATTTTGTTTAATGTATCTACAGCATCTTTCATAGTTACCACTGCGGGATTTTTTTTGTACCCTAAAAATTGTTCACCCAAAATCTCACCAGAACCCTGAGCTTGAACAGGCTTTCTTAATTCTTGCTGAATACCATTGGTTTTCACATCTTCATAAGCCTTTTTATAAATTTCATAATTTGTACAATATGTTTCAACTAATAAACTATCAATACGCTGTACTTTTTCTGTGCTTTCTAAAAATGGAACAATTTTTCTCCAAGTGTCACGAGCTACTCTGCCTAAATAGTTTGGTGGATCATTTGGCAGATGACCTTTATTCTGCTTGTAATAAGGATTTTTTACCATTTTAAATAACCTTTCTATTTCACCCTATGACACCTTTTAAAATTCTTAGAAATCAGCGCGTGATGTAAGAAGATACCTTGTTGCGGCTCTCCTTGCGTTAAAGGCAGGGCGGGGGTATATTTCCCTCTGATTTCTCTTCTGTTGCATTTTAATTTTGTTTTCGATAAATCCTACGTCTCTTGCTTAAAATCGCTTAGAATGGATTTTAGGGCTGTTTAACGACGCATGAGGTTTGAAATTTTTTTAATGTCAAAAATCTCTTCTGCATTTGTTAATTGATTATCTCGACCTGTACCATAATATTCCCGTTCCCAAACAGTTTTAGCGTTGTGGCAATCTCTGCAACAAGTAGCTAGATTAGTCAAATCTGCTTTTAAATTTGAGTTAACTTCAAACGGTATGATATGATCCACTATCTTACTGTTAGTAGTCAGCTTACTATCAGCTAGGCAGTACAAACAAATATAATTATCTCTTGATAGTACAATCGTTCTCAGGCTAGACCATCTCTTAGTTCGATAGAAATTATATTGTTCTTTCTTCTCTTCGTTTCTATTCCGTTTGTATTTGTTATATCTGCTTCTGCTGTATCTTTCATATTGCTCTTTAAGTTTCTGCTCGTATTGTTTATGTTTTGCACAACACATTGCAGGTCTCTCTACTAACACATGACAATCTTTATATTTACAGCGCTGAACCAGTGGCATCTTTATCCTTTACATCAGTTATTATTTTTCAACATAATAAAAACGCTAAGTAATATATACAAAGCGTTTTTAGATAATTGTTTATTGATAAAGATAAAAAGAAATTGGATAACAAAAGAGTTTTTAAACCCATAAAATATTTAAAGAGAATTGGAAAAATAAAAGAAAGTTTTATCATCTCTTTATCAATAAACTTTATGCTATTATAATAACTTAAAAAGTGGTGGAATGAAACACCTTTTAGTCCACAATTTAAATAAATCCATAAAAATCTGCAAATATTTCAAGAATTCTAGTTCTCTTATTGTAGATTGCACTGCGACTATATCCAAGTAATGCAGCTATACTTTCCCATGAATTCATACTGCCTCTAGACCATCTTAACCAAAAGATTTTTGTCAGCTCTTCATCTAGAGTATCTAATGTTTTCTCTAGTGCTTCCAATTTCGCTTCTAAGCTCTTTAATCGCTCGTCACTATCCCAGCGTTCAATAATAAGTTCTGTTTGCTTAGAAACAACATTAGAACGTCCACCACCGACATTAGAGTCATCATTTGGAATGTCATTTAATTCATCTTTTCTGATTTCAATATCTCTTTTAAATCTCCATGAATATGATAGGAGCTGGTCTAATGCTTCTTTTTGAGCGTTAGTTAATTGTTGCATTATATCACCGCCCTGTATAGTTACTTCTTTTCTAAATCTTCGTTTTTAATCAGAACACCATCAATCAGTGTTGTTTCTCTACTTTTGATTTTATCGTAAGCTGCTTTATAGCAAGCATAAGCACCCACTAAATTTTTATCGATAAATTTAAAAATTTGTAATAGAAAATTATTGAATACTTTTAAAAAATCAGAACTAAGATGTATTTTATTATTTCTTATTATTAAAAAGCGTTCATTGATTGCTTTTATTGTGCCTGCTAATTCAATGATAGCTTCTTCTCTTGACCAATTATCAAAAATGTAGGCACTTTCTCTCCAGTCGATGGGAGTAAAAATCACTGGATTATGTGTTAATTGAAGGTGCAAAACATTGAGAGCAACTATCAAATCTCCTAATTCCATTTTAAAATTTTCATTATCTTTACGAAGACAAGCACCACAAATTTCACCAAACTCTTCATAGATTTTCAACATTTGTTTTTCAGGTGAAGCAGTATGAATTTGTTTTTTAATAGCCCACTTAGCAACTAGTTCATTCAATTCATTCATTTTATCAATCATTAATATAATTTCCTTTTCTAATTTTGTTATAACGCCATGATTATGTAATGGACAATTTTGAGCAATATTTGAAGATCCAGAAATAACCCACTGTCCTTTAATAAAAGATACTCTTCCTTTAGCAATCAAAGTGCCAGACATACTGCTCTGAGAAACAATGTCGTTTTGGTAAATTTCCTCGCCGTCAACCGTATGCCAATTTGTGAATTGTTCAATAGTAGTTGGATCAACTGGACACCAAGTACCTATAGATATATATTCATCACTTGTATCAATTACTCTGTTAACTATATAAGCTTTTTCTCCATCAATAATTGGAAAACCATAAATTTCATTTCCGTCCTTAAGAGACTTCGCTCTAAATTTAATTTTCAATTTCATCAATTTCCTTTCGTTTTTTCTTCAAGCCATTCCCAAATGAGATGAAATTGACCGTTTACTAAGTCGTCGTTATTATACTTCTCACAAATAGCCACAATAGATTGGTTTGCCCACTGCCAGTATGCAAGTGATCCAAATCCTAATTCTTGCATTTTTTGATTGCTTTCTCTCATCCAATTTGGAACTTCTTTTTCAAAGAATTCAATATAATTAATTTTCATATCTACTCCATTTTTACAAAAACCATCCAATGAGTCGTACCTCTCTGTTGCCCAAACAATGGATAAAAAGGAATTGTTTTTAAAATCTCTTTAACATTTATCTGACAATCAGACCATTTAAAAACTAGAGTACCACCGATTTTTAAAACTCTCATACACTCATTAAATCCTTTTGTTAAGTCTTCTTTCCAGGTAACTTTATCAAGTTGTCCATACTGAGCTTTCATAATTGAATTAGGTCCAGCCCATTTTAAATGTGGTGGATCAAAGACAACTAAGTTAAAACTATTGTCTTCAAACGGCATGTTACGAAAGTCACCAATAACATCAGGAACAACATTAACTTTCTTATTGTGTATCTTGAATGTCTCTTGTCTAATATCCATAAAAGTCGTGTGTTTTTCGTTTTTATTAAACCAAAACATACGACTACCACAGCAAGCGTCTAAAATTTTTACTTCATTCATTCAATGACTCCAATTTCACATAAATTCCTGTAATGTCAGACCAAAACTTTTCATTCACTTCACTAGCCACTCTGCTATCGTTTACATAAAATCCTGTTCTTTCCATGCAATCTTTGAGTAACTTAATCAAGTTGTCTGTATCTGGCTTAGTATGTTTGTATTGACCGCTCTCTACTCCTTTTATCATAGGAAACAGCCATTTAGTAGTAAGTCTAAGCGGACCATCTAACGGTTCAGGTGGTTTATAAGGTAACAGCTGATCCATAAACATAGCACGTACTTCTTTAAGTTTTGCAGGTTCATAGAATTGTGGTTTACCATGCAGTACATGAACTTTCTTTTGCTGATGAGTGACTGTTGGTATTTTTTTCATTGGTAAAAAAAATCTAATCATAATATCGGTCATATCATTCATTTCCTTTCTCATCATTTGTTACTAACATTTTCAATTAGCCAATCAAGGTTTTGTCTAGCTTTCTTTAAATCTTGTAATCCATTCTTTTTATGCCAGCGTAACATATATTTAATTGCATTTCCCCAATAAAATCCTAGTTCATAATCAGGAGTAGCTCTAAAATTTCTAACTACATCAATAGCTTCCATACCAAATGCGCCTTGATAATGATTTGGTTTTTTAACTGGATCATTAATACTTTTCTTCTGGTTGACCATAATATATCACTCCAATCATTTTATCTTTGTTAAAGTTTAATTCAGCATTAAATACTTCAAGCAGTAATTCATTTTCAATTTCATCAATAGCATTATTAATTTTATTTTCAAAAGTTTTATATGGATTAGTTGAAAGGATATCATATGATTGTTCAATAATTTTAATTTTCATAATTCACCCTATTTTTCATTCAATTATTTTATGACTGTTTTTCAACATTCACATTACGCGCTTATCGAAAATATTGGGAAATGATTTGGGCGGAGCTTAATCGCCCAATCTTTCCCAGTTTCGATTTTCACACATGTGAATTCAAAACACCCCCAAACTTGGGGTTATTCCCCATGTTTTTCGTCAGTTTTTTATTAACTTTTTCGCAAAACTGCTTTTTT